GGGTTTTTTATATGCCCATGTTACCACGAATTTAGAGTTTCATTGCAGCTGCATATTGGTTTATAAAATCTATAAAAAATTGGCGCTGTAGATCAGGAGTTAAATGTCCAGTTACATCTAATAATTTTTTGTCGTTAATTATGTCATCTAGGGTGTGCTTACCTATTCCACTTCCGTTAAAAACATTCTTACGCATTTGTAGTGAAAACAATGATCTTGTAAAACCATGAGACATTGATCCTAAAATTTCGTCAATAGTTTCATAATCTATAGGAATTGTTGAGATACCACTGTGCGAAGCAAATGTTAGTCGTTGTCGATTAAAATCAATCTCTAACAGTGATCCTTCTTCTGGAATGACTCTGGATTGCATCTTAACAAATTTATTTCTGACTCGCGAAGTAACCGTGGTTTGAAGTAATGGTGTTGATTCTAGTATTGTTGCAGCCACTACTGGCTGCAACACATTAACATTGTCAGCTTTCATAGCGATATTAGAAGTCTTAGACATTAGTGATAGGAGCTGATCGTCATTCAATGATGCTGTATCCGTTGTGGACAGTAAATTTTCTAATGAGTATTTTGAATTTATGGCTTCTCTATTTCTTCCCTTCAACATTTCCTTTCTTTTGTTTGAGAATCTTTTAATCGCTGATCTAATGTCCCTGAAAGTACTCATAAATCCTTGAAGCGTTTGAGGTAAGTTGTAAAGATTTGTTAGCAGTTCAAATATCCCTGTCGTAACCTGTCCAATGTTAACTTCTGCTTGCAATTTATTTATGTGTTGTTGTAAAGAATCAATAGTTTTTTCTATATCTAACGTCACCGTACTTACAAAGTTTGTTGATCCATTTGTGAATTCAGGATCCGATGGAGTTAAGGCTGTATATGCAACGCGCATATCAATATCATAATTCCTTGCAGCGTAACAAGCTTGAAAACCTGGTTGAGCACCAGGTGCTGGATTATACTGTGTATTCAAACCATGATCCCCTATATTTGAAAACATATGGCCGTACTCAGGATTTATTATGTTACTATTCCATTTATCGAACTCTTGAGCTTTAAATCTAAACACCATTGCAAGTCCTGTATATCCCTTTGCGTCAATTTGTGTGAATCCTCCTGAATGAAATTTGAAATGCGACATTCCAGTAGAATTCTTTATGTAGGCAAAAGCTGGAATGTAATTCATGTAGAACTTAATATCACTTGGATCATTCTTCGCCTCCTCTCTCGTACTAGGAACAGTGAAAGAAGCTTGAGAGTCTGTATCAAAGTCTTTTGCATATAAAGAGTTAGCCAACGTCCATTTATCTTCTGTGTACCTCACTTCTACAATGTCACCTGGAATCAGTGCCACTGCATGTCCTTTGAAATCTGACGCCCATGCCCATGGCTTTTCTGTACCAGTTTGAGCGCTAGGATAACAAGTAGTTATAGTTATAGCGTTTATCGTTTCGTCATCTCTTTGATATGTGTATTTATTTTCCACAGTAACGAATGAATTATCGACCAGCCAGTCCCCAAATGGTCCACCCATAATCCCTCTGGAATCTATAGTTATTTTTAATTTTATGTTAAACACTTCTGATACTATTTTCCAAAATCCTTCTACTTTTTGTTGCAAAATCTGATGTGATGGTAATGATGGATTAAAATCTCTCGTGGATACGGTCCTTGTTCGCATTCTATTTTCTACATCATATGTTATTAATGTTGTTGGAAGTGTATCATTCATTTCTTCTGGATTCTTTTCTCTTGAATAGCCCAACTGTAATATGACTTTTTTTGATGTGTGAACGTATGTATCGTCTTTCGCAAATAATGCTGTGGCTAGAAATAAACATGGATCTTTATTTTTTAGAGGCATTTTTTCAAGCTGATTATATACAATTACATTATTACTGGTTCTGATAATTTTTATTATACCACTGTCTCCACTATAATATGTCGCTCCCGTTAAAGATGTAATGCTACCGTTAACATTCACTGCTAATATTGTATCATCTTCCAAAAATTGTATTTTTATAATAATGTACATATTATTATCATCACAATATTTTATTAATTGATTCCTTTGAGAAGTTATTAAGTCTTTGTCAATCTGACCCTCATGTTTCCAAAAATAGTTATCATACACAGCCTGTGTGTCTGCTCCAGATGAAATTCCTATATGGTCTATTCCTCTTCTGTATTCTATATCTACCGGCATATAGTTTGTGTAACATACTTCCTGTTTTTCAACTGTGTTATCATTGTTATATAATTTGTACGTGTATCCTCTAATATTCGTTGTGTTGTTTGCAACTTCTTGCGCTGATAACTGCATTTCAGCACTTTCCGTCAACAAAGAACGTAACATAGTGCC